AGGCGCGCCGTAACCCGGTTGATGTTGAGGTCAACGCGTTTATGGCGTGGGGCAGTTTCATGGAACCGTCTATTGCGTTGTGGGTGAAAGAGCAGACGGGCATCATGCCGAATGAGTGGTTGATTGCTCACGATGATGCGCGTTTTTTGGCTACGCCTGACGGGTTGAGCCTTGACCACACTTTGATTGCTGAGATAAAGACGATGGGAACGGATCGTGAGAAACCGCCGCTTGACCATGTGAGGCAGATGCAGTGGCAAATGTTTTGTGTGGGTGAGCAGTGTACGCGGGCGTTTTATGCGTGGCAGTTGCGGGTGGATGTTCCGGGCGGGTTTGCGCCGGGCTGGATTGAGCCGCGTTCTGTGTGGGTTGAGCGTGATGACAAGATGATTGCCGATTTGGTCAAGGTGGCTGAACGGCTTATTGAGGAAGGGAACAGCATTGGCTAATTTCAATTTGGACAGTTATGAGACTGTGGAACAGAGGCACTCGCGTGCGCTGGCTGAACACGGTGACTTGCGTTGTGTGATTGTGAACCACACAACCGAGAATGACCGGGCGCAGGCCATGTGGGTGGTCGAGGCTCGAGTGTATATGAACGCTGAGGATCAGGCGGCGGATTTGCCAAAGGCTACTGAGTGGGCGTTTGAGGTTGATGGCGTTGGTATGGCGAATAAGACGAGTGCGCTGGAGAACGCTTGCACGAGCGCGTTGGGGCGTGCGTTGCGCTGGGCGTTTGCTGGCTCGAAAGGGCCAAGCCGTGAGGAAATGCAGAAAGTGGCGCGTGCGTCAAAGCCGGTTACACCACCGGCTGACCTTGACACACAGTTGGCACAGATTCCCGACACTATCGAGTTGCAAAAGTTTTACGAGTCGGGGCTTGCGCTTGGTTGGATGAATGACCAGGTGCGGGCGTTGTTTACGGCTCGCAAGTCTGAGTTGAAGGGTGCGTGATGTGGTGAGCGTGTCACCTGAGATGATTCGGGATCAGATAACGGGTTTTCTGTTGGAGTTGCGGAAGGCCCCTGATGCCCATTATCAGGCGGAATTGAAGAAGGAACGGGCGCAGCTGGATTTTCAGAAGGCGTTTGATGTTGCGTTTTTGATGTGTGAGGGCAACATTGAGGAACGGAAGGCTACGGCGCGACAGTCGGCGGCGGATGCTCAACAGGCGTTGGGTGTTGCTGAGGCTGAGTTCAACCGGATCAAGTTGAAAACGCGCCAGCTTGAGCAGTCTGTGATGGCTTCGCAAAGTTTGCTGAGGTCAATTCAGGCTGAGGGCGCGTGATACTCTGAAGCGGTGAAGCCTGAGCCGTGGATGGATGATGCCAAGTGTGCCGAGGTGACACCAGACATTTTCTTTCCCGAGTTTGGGAACAACCATTCCCGGCAGGCTGTCAAGATTTGTGAGGGTTGCCCGGTGCGCCTGATTTGTCTTGAGTATGCGTTGACGAATGAGGAAGTGTGGGGCATTTGGGGTGGTTTGACCCCTAGCCAGCGGAAACGGTTGAGGCGTGGCCGTAGATAAGAAACTGATGGCGGCGTTGCGTGCGCGTGACGGCGATGTGTGCGCCTGGTCGGGCGTGGAGACTGACACGCTTGTGCCGCATCACAGGGCTAACCGTGGGGCGGGCGGTTTCAAGGGTGCGGATTGCTTATCGAACCTTGTGCTGGTGGACTCGATTGCGAACGGCCGGTTTGAGGCTGACCTGCAAGAGAAAGCGAAACTGTTGGGGTTTAAGATTTCGCGGTACGCTGACCCGGAAAGCATCCCGCTGTTTCATAAGGTGTGGGGTTGGGTTTTGTTGAAGGATGATGGGAGTGTGCTGCGTTGTGAACGAGACTAAGTTGGCGGCGGTTGAGTGCGCTGTGTTGTGTGAAGTTTGACCGTCATGTGTTGTAGGGTGAACTCATAACCGAATAAGCGAAACCCGGCGAGCGGACTTGCATACGCTCAAACCGGGCTTCTAATCAGACTGAAAAGGAGTCTAACTGTGAATGAGTCTACCGAAAATTGTGGGCGCAAACCGCTCATTGCGTTATGGTATCTGCACAAAACCACTGAGTGCATCGCCACTTGCCTGCCAGAGGATCGCGCTGGCATGGTGCGTCTCCAGGCGCACTATCTTGCGCTATGCCTGAAGTACGGTGTGACCGCCGAACAGGTGTCTGACAGCCTTGACATTACGCCTGCGCACGCGGCGGAACTTCTTACGCTTGGGAAGGAGTTGCGCTAATGTCACCACTTTGGATCAAGTTACAGGCCGACATTGTTGAGCACCCAAAGTTTATCGGCTTGAGTCCGGCGGCGAAGTGGGCGTTTATCGAGATGATGATTTACGCGCAACGCAACCTGTCTGACGGCTTCATTGACGGGCGGGTTATGCGTGGCAAGTGGGCTGATGATGTCATTGAGGAACTATTGACCAACGACAAAGAATCACCATCGCTCACGCGCATTGATGATGATTACCAGCTACACAATTACGCCAAGTATCAGCGTTCTCGCGCCCAAGTTGAGGAACTGATTGAGACTCGACAGCGCAACGGATCACGGGGCGGTCAAGTGTCGGCACTCGCGCGAAGTAGCAAAAGTGAAGCAAAAGTGAAGCAAACCGATAGCAAAAGTGAAGCAAACGGGGTAGCAAAAGAGTACCCAGATACAGATACAGATACAGATACAGATACAGAACAAGTTGTTGTTAGTAAGCAAACGCGCAAAACCGAACTACAACTTGACTGGAAACCGTCACCCGCTGGCTACGAGTACGCGAAGCAAAGAGCACCGGGGATGAACGCTGACATTCAGGCTGAAAAGTTTGTGAACTACAACCTGACGCAAGGGCGCAAGCTGGGCGATTGGGAAGCGGCATGGCGTAATTGGGTACTAAAGGCGATTGAGTTTGATCCGTTGCTAGCCCAACCGTTGCCACCGCCTAAACGACAGTTCACCGGGTATGAGGATGACGATGATGTTTGACACTGAGAAAGCGTTGGTGGGCGCAATACTTGGCAAACCGTCAACCATTGACCTTGTGACGGTCACAGGCCAAGATTTCGCTAACCCGCAACTTGGGGATGTGTTTGACCAAATCCGAGCGTTCACAGAGTCGGGCAAAACGGCTGACTTCATTACGGTGAGCGCGGCGTTGCCTCAGCACGCGCAACTCCTCGCAAGCCTCAGCGAATATGTCTTTGGCGCATATGCGGTTGAGGAATACGCTGGCATCGTTTCTGAGGCTTCTTTGAGACGGCGTTTGAAATCTGCCGGGATCGGTTTGGCAAACCTCGAGGATGCGCTCACACCGTCTGAGCTGGTTGAGCGTGCGCGCCAACTTGTTGATGATGCTGTGGGGCAGTCGGCAAGCAAAGTGCGGTTCATTCGTGACATTCTCCCAAGCCTTGAGAAGAAGCTTGAGGCGCGAGAAATGTTTATCCCGTCACCGTGGCGTGGACTCAACGCGGTTATGGGCGGTTTCAGGCCGGGTGCCGTGTATGTCGTTGCGGCGCGCCCTGGTGTGGGTAAGACGGTTATTGCTGCGCAGATTGCGACCGAGATGGCTAAGCATGGTTTGGTGTCGTTCTCGAGCCTTGAGATGACTGAAACCGAGCTGGTGTCTCGCATTATTGCGGAACGGCTTGATATCAGTGTTGGGCATTTGAATGATGGCAAGTTGAACGCTGCGGAGAAGCAGGTGTTGGCGGATCACCGGGATGTTGTGGCAAGCCTGTCTATTGCGGTTGATGACCGTTCGGGGGTGAATCCGGCGGATATCCGGCAGTTTGTTCGCACTGTGTCACGCAACGGGAAACTGTCGGGTGTGGTGGTGGATTATTTGCAACTTCTTACAAGCAAGTCGAAGATGGAACGACACAACCAGGTTGCAGAGTTTTCGCGCCAAATAAAGATTATGGCTAACGATTTCCGGGTTCCGGTTATCGCGTTGTCACAGTTGAACCGCAATGTGGAAGGCCGTGCTGAAGCTGTGCCGCGTCTGTCTGATTTGCGTGAGTCGGGTGCGATTGAGCAAGACGCTGATGTGGTGATTTTGTTGCGCCGCGAGGGTTTCGCACCAACCGAAGAGCTGGTGATGGATGTGGCTAAGAATCGTCACGGTGAGACGGGCGAGGTGCGCCTGTATTGGGATGGGCGTTACTCACGGGCGGTGAATCAGTAAATGTTCAACACGGCAAAAATATTGGTTGGAGACAACCGAAAGACAATCGCAACACTTGAGGCTGGATCGGTGCAAACTTGCATCACTTCGCCACCGTATTGGGGTTTGCGGGATTATGGACAAGATGACCAGATTGGGCTTGAGCAGACACCTGATGAGTATGTTGAGCAGTTGTGTCTTGTGTTTGATGAGGTGTGGCGTGTGCTGGCGGATGATGGCACATTGTGGCTAAACCTGGGCGATTCGTATGCAAACCGTGGTGGAGTATCTGCGCCCGACAGATCACATTCCGGCGGCAACCGCGGCGAACGCGGTAGGCAAGGCAGTCCCTTGTCTCGAGGCGGGGTCAATCGGCCTTCTGCATTGAGCGAAGTAATCAAACCGAAAGATTTGGTGGGGATTCCGTGGCGTGTGGCTTTTGCGTTGCAATCGCGCGGTTGGTATTTGCGCTCGGAAATTATCTGGCACAAGCCGAACCCTATGCCGGAAAGTGTTACTGATCGGCCGACAAAGTCTCACGAGCATATTTTTCTGCTCACTAAATCGGCAAAGTATTTCTATGACCATGAGGCAATCAAAGAGGATGCGCTGACCGAACCGGCTATGCGAAACAAGAACGCTGAGGGCTATCAAGCCGACTACGCAAAGGGCGACAGGTTTTCGCCGGGCGAACGCGAGTTTGGTGCAGACGGCAAACGCAACAAGCGTGATGTGTGGACTGTTGCAACGCAGCCTTTTGCTGGCGCACATTTTGCCGTGTATCCGCCAGCACTCATTGAGCCTTGTGTTTTGGCTGGTTCCCGGGAGGGAGATACGATCATTGACCCGTTTAGTGGCTCAGGAACAACAGGGGTTGTTGCGCTACGCAATGGGAGAAACTACATCGGCACTGAGTTGAACCCAGAATATGCGGCACTCAGCAAACAGCGCATTGGCGATGACTGTGGGATGTTTGGCGATGTTGAAGTGATTGGAGAAACCGAGTGAGCCTTTACAACCTGATAATGCACATTGATCCGGTGAAGCTTGAGGCTGAACGGTTCGGGCTGAGTGCTGAGACTGCCCGCGAAATGCTCACATTGAAGGGGACAGTGCGGAAACGGGCAAAATCGACTCGCCGAAAGCCGGTAACAAAAAAGTTTCAACCTAAGCGTGAAAGTATTACAGAGCAACTAAACTTGAATGAGGCGCAACAACGCGCTGTTCAAAACTGGTTGAAAGGGTTGGGATGACACCAGAAGAAATGCAGGCGGCACTCGATGAGGCAAAGAATGTCATTGCCGAATATTTAGAGGTCATAAAGATTTGTTACCGGTATTCAGTTGGCGGAATGTCGTCTGAGGTGGCAATGCACGAAATCCAAACTACGATACAGAAAGTGAGCCAAGATGGCTGAAGTAACAGTTACCGCGTTTGTTCAAGACTGGAAGCGCGACAGCAACGAACCAAACCCTGAGTGGGGTATGAAGGTTAGTGAGAACCACCAGAAGAAAGACGGTGACAAGTGGGTGACCATTGGGCGCACCTATTTCACGGTGAAGGCTGGTTGGGATATCAAGATTGATTTTCGCCAGTTCAAGTCTGGTGATCGGGTGAAGATTGTGGGCAAGCAGGTGACCGAGACTCGGGAGAGCAACGGCAAAACCTATTACACGCTCACAATCAAGGCGGACAGTGTTGAGCTGGTGCAGGCTGGTCAGTCTCAGGCGAGCGCACAACGCGCGTTTGCTTCAGGGGATGAGCCGTTCTAATGGGGATGCTGGAAGGGCTAGAACCCATTAGAGCTGTCAGTTCGTGCAAGGTTCGCACCATTCTTGAGGGCCTTGAGAAAGATGATCGCAAGATTCTTGAAGCGGCGTTGGCTGACTTTGACAAGTGGAACAACGGCGCACTCGCACGCGCGCTGGCTCAACGCGGCATCAACATCAAAGCGGACACTTTGGCAATCCATAGACGAGGGCAATGCTCATGCTTGAAAACTTAGAGCCTGCACGCAAGGTTGATGTTCCGGCAGACTTCAGGCCGGGCATCACCTTTGACGGCTCAACAGGCACAGCCACCACACCGGGCTATGTTGGCAATGAACAAAACTTTGACGAGTTTCTGATTGATGCCGGTATGTCACCGGATGAGATTGATGTGATACCGCCGGTTCGCACGAGCCGTTGGCAGCGTTATGACGGTGAATGGTTGACCAGCTACCGTTTCACTTTCCGCAAGAAAACTTCGGGCATTGATTTGCCGTTGTTGCTCGCTGAGGCGAAACGCAAAAGCAAACCTGCCCTGTTGCCTAAGCCTGAACCTAAATGCCTTGTGGTGATGTGGTCAGATCTTCAAGTCGGGAAGGTGGACTATAGAGGAAATAGTCAAAGCCTTATCGAACGCGTTCAGCTGATGCAAGCACGCCTCATTGACCAGGTGAAGCGCGAAAAACCTGAACGCATTGTGTTTGCCGATTTGGGTGACACGGTGGAGAACTTCAGTAACGCAGCATCAATGAACCAGCTACAGTCCAACGACTTGAGCATCATGGAACAGGTCGACCTTGCCAC